GCGACTAAAAAATTAGCAACTTCTTCGTCAGAATAATTTTTTGATATTTTTCTAATTGAGAACAAATCTGTTCTTTTAGCAAACGCTTGTCGGCTCGCGCGTACCCTGCCTTTTTGTTTAATTACATCATATGCATCTGTAGTAAAGTGTAGCTTTAAAGCAATATACATTTTGTAAACTGAAAATTCATCCATTATCATAGCGGCAATTTGCCCCTTGGTCTCATATAGTTTTGATCTTCAGCTTCGTTTTGAATTTTATCTTTAAGAGATTGATTTATCAATTTTGTAACTGCCTCAACATCTATATCAATATCGTTACAATACGCAATTACTGCATCCATATATCCAATTGACTCTTGTAATACTTTTTCTTCAATGTAGAGCGAAAATTCATTTGGCGATCTAAATCTCTTAGTAATAATTAGAGCATCGGTTAATGTCTCTTCTGTTTGTTGTTCTAACATTTCTATCATTCGATTTCTGGAAATAAGATTTCATCCATAAAGTTTTTAAACACCGTTTCGTCGATGCCTAGGTTAATCATCATTGCCGGAGTATGGGGGTTCATCTTTTGGAACTTACAATAATTGTTATATTGTTCCTTATATGATTCACCTGTTTTCTCAACACATCCTACATTATATAGGTAAACGTCTAAACTTTCAATAGCTAAATCAGCTAATTTATCCAATTCTTCTTCTTCGGATATATTACCTGCCGCAATCATACCGGGACTAAAAATTTGAGTTGCCCAATCAGGCAATACCCTGGGTTTATTCCATTGTAATTTAGAGGAACGGTCAATGAACCACGCATATACTGAACAATTTCCGTTTTTAGAAAAATCATGGAATGCGCCTGTAATTTTATTTGCACCGCATACTACGTCAAATCCGAAAATAGGCGACGGATCATCTAGTTCCGGGAATATAGTCATGTGCATAACCCAGATCTTTTTTGCTTCTCTTGCATCAACAATTTCTACATGCGCGCGACGATAATTCCGAGATGTAAAAATATAATTTTCCCATAGATATCCGTTGCCCTGTTCCGCAGTATATTTTAATTCGTCATCTGTAGATTGTTCTAATGTATCAAGTATTGTCTGAGACAATGGAATCATTTTATCCCACACTAAAGACATTAATTAAATTCCTTGGCAATTTCAATGTTGTAATCGAAAGCAACACACGCCTCGGGCCCCATTTCTTCTTTTAATTTACTGGTAAAATTAGTTAACAATTCTTCTTTGTTGTTAAACTCAAACATTTTTCCAGATCCAGGGACTAGGGTAGCAAAAATTTGCCCACCATTCAAATCACCGAGATATCTAACGTACATATGTGCAATTAGATCATCTGGATTAGTAATATCTAAAAGATAGTTAATGTATTTCAATGTTGAATGATTGGTTGGATATGGCCTATCGGGTACAGCAAGTTCGGTGAAATCTTCAAAAACCACCGAAGATCGTTTAATACCTTCAATGCCATCAAATACGTTAAATTTAGGACCTGCTAAATCTTCTATTGTATGATATATTAAGTATAATTGATACAAATATTCAGCATACTTTGTAGGCGTAACTTGTTTATTAAAAATTTCTTGAATAAACGGCTGAGATTCAGCTTCTCTGTGTTTTTCTGATGTTTGTTCTCTTAATGTAGTCATGATGTTTATTTAAATAAAATGAGTGCAAGAAGCACGGAGTGGATAATAAATCCTAAACCAATTGTTACAATGTGTAGGATATCTCTAAGGATTACTGCTCTAACAAATAGCATGGATAATCCGCCCCAAATAAACAGAATAAGATCAACGGGTGGCATCTTATCTGATAGACCAGACATGATTGAAATCATTGTTGGTATAGTTGCGGCGTGGACAAGTACAATCCCAATCCATGCAATTGTTTCAGCAGTAGCAACTGTTAAAGTTGTTTTGCAATAGTCAATAACATCTTGTAGTGTGGGGTATTTCATAATTTATTTGTAAAAAATGTGATTGCCGATTTGTGCGATTTGTTGTCGTTTCCATCCAGGGGAAACATACGTTGCGTGATAATAAAGTGCATCGGTTAGCCCAGCTAATCGAAATCCTTCAAGTAAAACTTTCTTAGCTACTTCGTAAGATTCTTTATATGCAGATTGATGTATAGGTCTTGTTTTTGTAGAAGTTTCACAGTACCAACTGAATTGACAAATTACCTTTTCATATACTACATTCTTTTGATATACTACTCGGCAAATATCATTAGGAAATCCGGCATTTGCTGCTCTGTTCATTGTGACTTGCGCTACAGCAACTTTACCTTCAAATGGTTCAGATCTTGCTTCATGGTAAATATTTTTTGCTAAACAATCTAGTTGTTGTTCTCTGACTGCAACGGTTGCTGTACTATCGGTAAAGTTTGATTGTTTTAAATTATGTAGTTTCGATGTTGTTACCTGTGTGAGAAATGAAATTAAAAATATTGCGGATACTGCTACTAAAAATGTTTGTGTATATGTTTTCATTTATCTACGCAGGGAGATTTCTCCCCCTGCCTTCAGATTACTTTTTACTAATAGTCTTTATATTATCTTGAGGAATGTTAGAAACAAAGCCATTCAATACATGAGCCTTTGCAATAATATCAGTTTCTGAGGGGTAGGCAGGAAAGCCTGGGTGATCTGGTGGTACTTGACCGGCATGTTTTGCCGTCTCCACCTTAGTAGCCCAGTCGTTTGATATTGCTTCACGCTTACCGTAGTATTCGTCTCCAAGCATATCTTTGGCCATTTTTAAAAGTTCTAATCTAATTTCGAACGGTGTCATATTACTCATTTTAATCTCCTTGTGTGTATGAGTGTTTGTAAAATGGTTAGTTATTCTGTTACGAGGAAACTAACCGAAACCCTAAGCAGCGTTTAGGCTGCTAAAGCGAACAGTTCGTCGTTTGCATTTACGTTTTTTGCTTCTGCGGCCGAGTTCCCCCAACCCTACGGGTTTCACATTCCCGTGCTGTCCACTCTGTTACTCTTTACCCTGTCGAATCTATTTCAGGCCCTTCAAAAAGATTTTTCCATCTATCAAGTGCTTCGAAATAACTTATCCAAACACATCCTTCACAACCTCTACCGCAACAAGTAGTTGGTTCTTGCGGTCTGGGATAAAAATCCTTTTGGTGGACCTGGCGGGATTCGCACCCGCGTCCAGAATACTTTTCTCTTTGCTTCATACAGCAATATTTTATATATTATAACAGGTTTTACGAAAAAGTCAATAAATTGTTGTCCATTTCGTAAGAATCTCTGCATTTTAGCAGTTCTTCCGCCCAATTATCACGTTTTTCGACAAAAACTTGCGGATCTTCGCCTTCAACCGCTATAAGTACCACTAATTTGTTGATAGGAACACCGGTTCTTTCCTCATACATGATGGCATATGCAGCACATTGCATAAAATAACTGCTAATCCACTCTTTTTTCTTCAATTTGCTTGAAGTTTTGAAGTCGATGACTGCTAATTTACCTTCGTATTCACCTATACAATCAACTGTGCCAGCTAAACGCAAATAATCTGAATAAAGTTTTTGTTCTTGCACATGAATGTTGTTAATTTTGTGCAACTCAGGTAAAATACTTGCGAAAAGTTCTTTTTGTATGAAGGACATTTCATCTATAGCATTAATATTGTTTAGATAATTTTCTACATGCGTGTGTAGTTTTGTTCCTCGACTCGCTGCAGCCTTAGAAATCTTATTTGCCTGCTCTTCACCTACTTTTTTGCGCCATTCAAGCAAACCTTGTTTACTTTGCGCACTTAAAATTGTAGTAATTGAAGGATATCTGTTACCAGATGGTGTTTGATAAAATCTTACACCATCTTCTCGGGTAATTTGTTCCAACGTCTCAAATTTATTCACATTCACATGATTAAAAATCATTAATTATCCCTGTAAAATATCTACTGCGTGATTATAATGTTTGATTCTGTCATCAAGACCAATAAAACCACCATTAATTTTCTTTGTCATCATCTTAATGTCTTGCGCATCTGCAAGTTCATTTAATTTGTTTGCATTCCAGAACCAACATGCTGAATTTAACGCATAATATGGTTGAACCAGAATATCGGGTTGTTCTAATAAAGTATGATCGTCAAAAAATGCCTCAGAACATTTTGTATAATTATGTTTTCCGGTCAATTGGATAAGACCACGACCTCTAAACTTCCAACCTTCGCCGCTTGCCTCATCTCCGTTACCCATTCTATTAGAGTACACTCTGTTAGCAATCTTCTCGGGTTGTCTTGCATATTGAGCAGCAATTTGTGGGTTAGGAAAATACTTACCAAAGATCTTTTGTAACCCATCCGCACTATAGTTCAGATTTTCCTGCATAACAGTAAATCCGCCAGACTCATGCGCGCATTGTGCAATAAATGCAGATACTCTAGCAATATCATTAATTCCATACTGAGGTAATGTCTCAACCATTGCGTCATACCATTCAGTAACATTTTTTACTCTTGGTAATAAGTGGTGTACTTGTTCTTCTGTAAAATCGAAATCAAATCCGTTAGCCATTTTTTATCCTTTATTTTTGATAGCACGTTCTTTCTCTTGTTATCGTACCATCCAATTGTTGTATTTCTTTCCACGGAGTGCATTCCATCTGTTGTTCTACAATTACGGTTGGTTGCTGAACAACAACGGTATTTGTACGAGATCTATTTATCTCATATCCAATAACACCGCCAATAATTAAAGGCGCAATCCATCTATCGTGACTATAGTATGGACCGTGACGCGAATGCCAATGCATATACTGAGCAGACGCAGTAATTGAAAATAATGATGCTACAATAAACAATAATAATTTTTTCATCTTTCCTCCGAAAAAAGAGCCGAATTATTAGTCCGGCTCTTATATTTATATTAGGTACAATACCTTGTTTCGTAATCTAATCTTGCTAAAATATATTCTTTTACAATAGCAGATCTAACGATATCATCCACGCCGAATTCGAATGTTTTAAATGAGGGCATCATATCGGCGATTGCCATGAACTTTTTGAGTCCAGACATGTCTGTTTTTCTGTATAAATCTGTTTGTCTAAAGTCTCCACAAAATACAATTTTGCTTCGATTACCTACTCTTGTAATAACGGAATTTAGTTCCATGTCTGTCATATTTTGGCATTCATCTACAATGATAATAGAATCTTCTAAAGTAATACCTCTGACAAACGATGTGATTAAAAACTTAATTGCTCCTTGTTCTTCTAATCTTTGATACGAGTCATGTCTTCCGAAAAGATCTTGACAAACTTCGACATACGGTTCTGTGTAAACCTCTGTCTTTTCTTTTTCGTCTCCTGGTAAATGACCAATTTCCCTACTAGGTACTGCTGATCTAACTATGATTACCCGCTTGTAAGGATTTGACTTATCAAGCACTTCTTCTAAAGCATGATATAAAGCAATAAAAGTTTTTCCTGTGCCTGCTACCCCATGGAGTAACATTATACTAGAATCTTCGTATGCGTCAAAAAATAGTTTCTGGTTGTCCGTTAATGGCTCGATTACCTTCATATCATCTAGTCGTAACCTTAAACGATTATTCGCTAAAGTTATTTGTGGTTGATCTGGCTGTAACTGAGTATTATTTTTAGACTTTGCCATGTATGCCCTCTTAAAGAAAAAGGAGGACAAATAGACTTTCGGCTATTCGTTCCTCCGTGGAGTTAAAGTTATTGGAAGCATTATCGTCTACTTAGTTTGTCTGCCAAGTTACTCTTATAATTATTTGAGTGAATCTTAGACAAGACTTCGTTAAAACCACCATCTGGTTTAGTGACTCCTAGACGTACAGAGTCTCCTAGTACAGGTGCACTAGTGATGTGGTTCTCGTGATTTGTTGATTTGCAGGATGGGCATTGTTGTTCGGCTCTTACATCATATCGACAGAGTACGTCGAACATTGTATCACAATCATTGCATTTTAATGTATAACTAGGCATATGTAAACCATTCAGGTGTTTGTCGTTTTTTCCAGGATGCTAAGTGCTTTTTTGCACCAACATAATAATTTATATATGATCTGACGGAATTCCCAGATACCTTATACTCATCTGGCATTGCAGGTGTAGGTTCAGTAAATCCTACGCCTTTAGGAATGTTTGTAGGTGGAGTATACAAAACATCTGCTAATCGTTGTGTAGAATGTATTCTACCATACCTATACGTATATTCGTTTAATACTGCAATGAATAGCTTATACAACCATTCATAATTTTCATAAGAATGTCTTACCCAAATTGCTGAAGGATGGTTAATATGAGTAGCCCGATAAAGCACAGCATCGCGGCTATCAGAGAGTATATACGAGGTTCGTTGTCTGCCAGTTCTAGTTCCCCTATCAATACTAGGGACACCGTCAATAAACCTATGAGCAGTAGAAAGTAATTGAGCATATTCAAGTATCATTTTAACGACATGCTTGTCGTTATGTAATTCAGCACACTTCTTAGTGTCGTGGTGTAAATAAAATATATTCATGTTTCAAATTTTTCAACTGCGTTAAGAATTTCAATGTATGTAAATTTTGCGGAGTTTGAAAATATGTCAGAAGTAGATGCTTTGGTTATTGCGGATAAAACTATCTCTGAATCACAATTTTCTAATGTGGATGCTGTTATTTTATATGAAAACAAACTAAATATATTGACTGCTAAAACAGTAAGAAATATTTCCTCATCCGTATATAACGGAATTTTATAAACAACTGTTTTTTGTTTATCCGGAAATCTTAAAACTTTGGCGCTCATAAAGAGGTTCCTTCTCTTTATATATTATTTTTACGTTCTAATTCTTTCCAAGCTTCTTCTTCTTCAGGTGTCACTTCTGGGACTTTTTTTATTGTCCAAGAACCATTTCCGTTGTCAGACCAATCTAAAATATCACCGTCATTCCAACCCGCTTCTTCAAGCAATCTTTCGGGCAATGGTAATATTAAATCATCACCATCTTCAACTAACGTAACAATATAGTTATTAGATTCGTTTGCTTGAGTATTTGACATTATTTATCCATTAAGCATCTAAAAGATTTTCTTTTATTTTTTTAATTAATAGTTTTTTAATTTGAGAACTTTTAAAAAAACTATAATATTGTTCCATTTTTTTCCAAACTGGAATACCTGTAAGATGTTTAATTCTCGTATTAACATTAATGACAGGAGATATTAAAGTTTTTATTTCATCTGTAAAGTTGAATTTTTTTAATACCACTCGTTTGTCGGTTAAAAATCTAACATAATGTATTGGATCGCCACGATTTACAGATAAAAATTCATTATATCTATTTATAAAAAACGCATAATCTGTCATTCGGCAATACCGACCGATATCAATTTCGCCGCCCATAAAACTAGTATTATTTACAAGCGCATTGGTTGCATAATTTGCGTGTTTAAGTTCCATTATTAATGATTCTTCTTCTGTAAAAAATACAGAAGAAGCAAATGAGAATGAAACTACACCAGACTTCGCATCACGTATAAAAACATAATCATCAAAAAATTTTTGATCATAATGTCTACTAAAAACTTTAGATTGTGTCGTATCTAAAATAATGGAATAATCAACCGGAGATTTAATTCTAAATGTATTTTTTAAATACGTATTTACAATAGGGCATCTTAGAATGCCCGCGGTATTAAATGCATCATGCACTTCAAGTCGAGCAACACGTTCGTGTAAATCTTTAATTGCATAATCCGGAGCAGGTATTTCGTAATTAAAATCTTTATTTGCCCAATATACAACTATTTCCTTTTTGGATTCAAATTTCATTATTTTATCTTTTTACTAGAATCTGCAAGATCCTTGTCCTCGCGCATTTCAATAAATGTTGGCAAGAATAGACGTTCTACACCGTCGCCACGATCTTTGATTCGAGCATTGTATTTAACAGTCACAATTTTACCAATAACTTTTTTGGTGTATTCTTCGCGTTGTTCATCAGAATATCCTGACCCAACATTAACTTGAATAAGACCATCGGATGATTCGCAAACAAGCGCACCTAAACGACCTTTGTTTTTACCGGTACCTTCTTCCCAGCCTACGACAACAAGATCACATTCCAATTCACCTTTGAATTTAATTTGTTCTTTAGAACGTTTGTCTTCCCAGATGTTTGTCTTGGATTTGAGAATAGTGCCTTCTTGACCTTCAGCTAAAAATTTCTCAAAAATATTTTGCGCTTCAAGTTGAGTATTAACTTCTTTTGTCCATACAATATCTACAAGATGACCGATAGCCGATACACCTTTTAAGAAATCTACATTCTGCATCAATTGCATGAATCGTTCATTGTATGGTGTTTTAAATACACCTGCTTGAAATCCTGTAAACGGAATAGCGTCCCATAATGTTACTCGCACCATTGCCGCTTCTTTATCGGACATTGTACCTTTAACGCCTTTACTTAGAATGCCGTTACCTGTTTTACGATCAAGCGGTTTGCCTGCAGAATCTACTACAAGTAATTCGCCGTCAAACACATAATCGGCGCCATAAAAATCAGCCAATTTGAGTAATGCGTCACTAAACAACTTACTTGGAATATTAAGTTCTTTACCATTGCGGCTCCTATATTCTACTGTACCATTGCGAACAATTGCGTTGAAACGCATGCCATCTAATTTTAACTGACAATATGCTGGGAATTTAATTTTGTCGACAAGCTTTTGGTCGAATCCAGAAGCCAACATAACTGGGTATGTTGAGACAAGCTTCGGCCAGATTTTATTGGCTGTTGCTTCACTAACCCCACATCGAAGGTCTTTCTTGATAATTTTTTCAACAACACCGGCATCTGCTTCATATAAGCTTTCCAATACATTAGTTAATAATTCAATCGCCGCATTGCCTGTTACATTGCGGGTGGCGAATTCATTTTGGATTGTATCCATTGCCCAAGCTAAAGTTCTTGATCCTTTTGCTTTTTTATTGTATGCAGGAATTTTACGGATATAAAAACTAATTAGTGGATCTAATGCAAGCTTGATTGCTCGTTGTAATTCTTTGTTGTCTTTATTTGCAGTAAGAATTGCTTCTTTTGCAAGACGAGAATTGTCAGCAGCGAGTGAATCAAAAATTGTAGAGATTGAAGCCATTTGAGTTTCCTTATTTTCTAATCTTTATTATAACAGAAAATAGTATCCTTGTCAAGCATACGGGTATTATGCTTAATTTTTAAGCAAAAAATGGATGTTCTTCAGATTGGACATTAAAAGTCACACTCTTATACTTATGAGCAGTGTTTGAAACTTTTTGCTTCGCATCTTCAATGTCTTCCAACTTAGCGTAAACACCGATAATAGATTGCTTTTTATTGCGACCAATTTTATCTCGCCAAGTTGCTTCTAAAATATATCTAATCATAGGTCTAAGTCTTTAAGAATTTGTTCTCGAATCATATCGATTCTAAAATCTAGAACAGATATTGCTGTTCTAATATGCCCTGTATCTTCCGGACGAAGTAATGTTTCTAAAATTGCTTTTTCTTTTTTAAGAAATTTTATATGTGAGAGTAATTCTTCAGTGTTCATGCTGTCATTCTTGTAGTATTAGTGATAGTCTCATACATAGATTCGAACTCTGCGTGTTCTTCAATTTCTTTGTTGAAATTTTGTTTGTGATATACTTTAGCCATACGACGGAAAGTCTTTTTGCTAAGTTCTTGTTTCTCACAAATATCTTTAATAGCTTCACGAACAAATTCACGCTCGCTTTCCATGCGAGCCATGCTATTAGAAATTTCTTTCATGCACTCTAAAATTGCTTTACGATCTGCGG